TTATTTTTTTCCATAATACATTTCTTCCCTCCTGTCTAATATTTGCCATATTTGCTGATACTTTTCTGATACATCGTGTAGTATACTTTGATTTTGCCAACTCAATTTTTGTATTTCCTGTTCTAAAGATTCTATAGTGTTTGACTGGTGTAACATTGCTGTCCAGGAAAATACACCTGTGCTCCAAAGTACCATAGCAATGCACGCTGCTGTAACGGCTGTGCCGAATCTTTTTTGTGCTAAAAATGCCGTTTTATATTTTATACTTTTTGTTATACGTTTTGCAATACTTTGTTCTGTTTCCAGTAGTGTTATTTTTTCCATTTCTTTCAAATATTGTTCTAAGCACCCGTCACAAAAAGAAAGATGTTCGGATAATTCCAGCCTTTGTATATCGTCCGCTTTTTCTGTCACAAGTAGAAAAAAGCCTTCTGCTGTGATATGTCCATTTTCATGAAAAATAGCCATGTGTCATCTCTCCTTATTATTGTTTTGATATTGATTGCATATAAAATCCGTTCACAATTAGTAATCCGTTCGCGATAAGGAAAACGAAGTTTTCCAATAAAAGTTTTGTCCAACTTTTTCAAAAGTTAGCGAGAGTTTGAGGTGCAAAACGTCCAGTGGACGTTTGTTCTGCACCGACCGGAGCGAAGCGTAGACCAGAGCTCTCAAGGTCTTAACGAAACAGAATGAATTTTACTATATTATAATGTTTTAGTGAAAAGGTCTAAGGGATAAAAAAATATATATTTTATTTGTGGACTCTGTCCACACCTGCCAACTTTCTTAAAAGAAAGTTGGACAAAGAACTTTAAATTTTGTGAACGCAATTACATCATAAGAGGTGATTTCATGTCAAAAGAACAACAATTTATCAAAATCATAAAACAAGCCGCCATTGAGGCAATACAAAACAGCAAGCCGACCAATTTTTACATAGGAAATGTAATAAATGAAAATCCACTATCTATACAACTTGACCAGAAATTGACATTAACAGAAGAATTTTTATTACTCACAAGAAATGTGACAGATTACACATTGACTATGGAAGTAGAACACAGTACAGAAAGTGCAGGAAGTGATGAAAACGAACATAGTCATGAGTATGTAGGGGAAAAGGAATTTATTGTCAAAAACCATTTGACAGAAGGTGAAAAAGTTTTAATTGCTCAAGTTGTAGGTGGGCAAATATATATTGTATTGGATAGATTGTAGGGGGTGAGCAACATATTACCACAAAACAACGAAATATTAAATAATGGCATAGAGATAAGCACATTACCAACAAAAACACATTACATAAACAAAAATGAAAATCTCATAACGGGCATGACTGACGGCATAGAAGCATTAAAACAAGCAATATACATTATATTACGTGTGGAAAGATACCAACACATAATATATAGCTGGAATTATGGCATTGAATTAAAAGACCTATTCGGAAAACCTACAACGTATGTTTGTGCAGTATTACCATCAAGAATAAAAGACGCACTGATACAAGATGACAGAATACAAAATGTATATGATATTGTGACAAATGCAGAAGGAAATACCGTTTCAGTACATTTTACAGTGCAAAGTATTTACGGGAAATTTGAGCAGGAGGTAAATTATATTGTATGAACATATGACTTTTCAAAAAATATTAAAAGATATGCTTGACAGAATACCAGAAGGACTTGACAAAAGAGAGGGAAGCGTACTATATAATGCGCTTGCACCTACTGCAATAGAATTGCAAAATGCCTATATCGAAATGGATACTATACTAGATTTGACATACATAGATACCACAGAAGGGGAATATTTAACCAAAAAATGTCATGAAAGGGGTATTGATAGAATTGCTACAACAAATGCTATTGTAAAAGGTGTATTTAATATAGATGTGCCAATAGGCAGCAGATACTATATTGATGGTTTGAATTTTATTGTAACAGAAAAAATAGAACAAAATACTTTTCGATTGCAGTGTGAAACTTCTGGGGAGCAAGGCAATCATAGCATAGGCAAAATGATACCTGTGGAATATATACCAGAATTAACAAGTGCAGTGCTTACAGATGTGCTGATACCAGGGGAGGATATCGAAAGTGATAAAAGTTTACGCCAAAGATATTATGATAGTTTGTATGGCTATGCTTTTGGGGGTAATATTGCGGATTATAAGCAAAAAGTAGGTAGTATGCAGGGGGTAGGTGCTGTAAAAATATATCCTGTATGGAATGGTGGGGGTACAGTTAAAATTGTAATATTGTCATCTGAATACACCATACCATCACAATATTTAATAGATACCGTACAAACTGCTGTTGACCCTGTACAAAATCATGGCGAGGGATTGGGCATTGCTCCCATAGGACATATTGTTACCGTTGTAGGTGCAGGACAAACGCTTATTGATGTTGTTGCAAATATTACATATCAAAATGGATATGGATTTGAAAGCATTAAAAGTGCTTTGGAAAATACGATTGATGAATATTTTCAAGAGTTAAATCAGTCATGGGAAAGGGAACAAAATATTGTTGTGAGAGTGTCAAGAATTGAGTCAAGAATATTAGACTTGGAAGGTGTGGTTGATGTGAGTGATACTGCATTAAATGGACAACAGAAAAATGTTGTTGTAGAAAGTGATAATGTTGTTGTAAGGGGTATTGTAAGTAATGGAGTCATTGCGAACGCTAAATAAATAGCGAAATAATAGCGACTGCAAAAGTTAAAGTTTTTGCCTCGCTTTTTTCAAAAAAGTGAGTGGAGTTTTTTGCCACGCCTCAAGGTTCTAACAGAGCAATATTATATTAAAAATATTATATATTGTATGTAAAATTTTAGTGAAAAGGTTTAAGAGGATTGAAAAGAATATATTTTATTTGCGGACGCTGTCCGCACCTACCAACTTTCTTTTAAGAAAGTTGGACAAAGAACTTTAAATTTTGCAAACGCAGTTGAAAATATACAGTTGAAATGGTGGTGTATAGTATGATTCATTTAAAAAACTTAATTGCCTCATCATTTTACGAAATACACAAATATTTAAAACAAAGCAAATACACACATTACTGGTTAAAAGGTGGGCGAGGCAGTACAAAATCATCATTTATATCCATAGAGTTAATACTGGGATTGATGAAAGACGTCAATGCAAATGCGGTAGTATTACGAAAAGTAGGGCAGACATTACAAGGGAGTGTATTTGAACAACTACAATGGGCAATCAGTGCGCTAGGTGTAAGTGATTACTGGGTAAGCAAAAAAAATCCTTTAGAAATGAAATATACTGCTGGGGAAAACAAAATTGTATTTAGAGGTGCGGACAAACCAAAAAAAATAAAATCCACAAAATTCAGCCATGGCTATTGTAAATATGTGTGGTATGAAGAAGTAGACGAATTTGGGGGCATGGAAGAAATAAGAACAATTAACCAATCACTGCTAAGAGGCGGTAATAGTTTTGTTGTATTTTATTCCTATAATCCACCTCAAAGTCAAAGAAATTGGGTAAATGAAGAAGTATTACAGCAAAGAGATGACAGAATCGTACATCATAGCACCTATTTAACTGTACCAGTAGAATGGCTGGGGGAGCAATTCATTATTGAAGCAGAACATTTAAAAGCGGTAAAGCCTTCTGCCTATGAACATGAGTATATGGGAGAGGTAACAGGTACAGGGGGCGAAGTATTTACCAATTTAGATATTAGAGTCATTACAGATGATGAAATAGCAAAATTTGACCACATTGCAAGGGGTATTGACTGGGGATATGCTGCTGACCCATTTCATTACACTGTCAATCATTATGATAAAACCAGAAAAAGGCTATATATATACTATGAAATACAGATGTTGCATTTAAGCAACAGAAAAGCAGCGGAAATGATAAAAAAAGAAAATAGATACAATAGCATAATTGTTTGTGACAGTGCAGAGCCTAAAAGCATAGCAGAAATGTATGATTATAATATTAAAGTAATTGGAGCGAAAAAAGGTGCAGACAGTGTTGCATATGGTATCAAGTGGCTACAAGATTTGGAGCAGATTATTATTGACCCTGTAAGATGTCCCAATACTGCAAGGGAGTTTTTGGGGTATGAAATAGAAAAAGACGCAAATGGTAATTTTAAAGGGCGTTTTCCAGATAAAGATAATCATAGCATTGACGCTGTGAGATATAGCAGAGAATTTGACATGAGAAATGTAAAAGTAACATAGGAGGTGGCAACAATATCACGTAATGTAGATTTAAAACAATATTTACCAGAAGTTATAAAACATAACAGAGAATTTCAAGCATTATATCATACACAAAATACACAGGTCAATGCGATATGGCAAGCATTAGAAGTGGTTTTTGATAATGAATTTTTAGAAAGTCTGACAGAATACGGCTGTCAAAGGTGGGAGAGTATACTAAATATGATACCTCAAAAAACTGAAACACTGGAAAACAGACGTAAAAATATATGGATACGACTGAATGAAAATTTGCCTTACACATGGAAAAGACTTGTATTATTGATGGATGCTATATGCGGTGAAAATGGCTACACTATGGAACTACACCACAATGATTATTTTTTAGATGTTTCTGTAAAACTGACAGAACAAAATTTAAACAGTCATATCATAAAACAGATTGTTGAGATGTTTCAGAGGGTATTGCCAGCTAATATTGCTTATGAAAAAAAGTTTAACTATGATAGCGAAAATGCTGTTGTAAAAGTGGGGTGTTTTACAACAATAGCACACTATATAGATATATTGCCTGATATGCCTACTGCATATCAAAACGATTGTGAAATGTTTTCAGATGGTGTAATTTGTGTAGGTGTACATATGGAAATAAAAGAGGGGTGAGTATATGCAGAAATATTGTAGTGTTGTAACAGATATAGGAGAAGAATTGATTGCAAAAGCAGTACAAGAGAATAAAAAATTGAATATTGTATCACTTGCTGCTGGTGACGGAAATGGAGCATTTTATAAACCTACAAGCGATATGACAGCATTAAAAAAGGAATGCTGGAGGGGTAATATTAAAAGTTATAGTATTGATAGCATATCAAGAAATGTCATAAAAGTAAGTGGTGTTGTGCCTAGTACAGTGGGACATTTTGTATTAAGAGAATTAGCATTGTTTGATGATAATGACAATATGATTGCAATAGCAAATGCCCCCGATTTGCTCAAGGCAGTGCTAGAAGAAGGTGCGCTTACTGAAGCAGTGGTATATATGAGAGTTGCTTTCAGCAATACAGATGTTGTAAATATACAAGTCAATACTAGTGTGGTATATGCTACAGTGCAAGAGTTGGAGGTACATGAAAATGATGAAAATGCACATAAAGAGTTGTTTGATAAAAAAGTGGATGAGACTGATTTTACAGCGGAAAATATAGGCGCAATGCTTGAGGCGGCAGGGTGGCAAAGTGGCGGCGATATGTCGGAAGAATTGCAATCAAAAGCAAATAAGGATTTAAGCAATGTGGAACAATCCGACTTCAATAATAAATTTATGGTAAAAAGTAATATTTTTATAGGAAATACAGGCTTGCCCCTGTTGACAACAGGAAATGATAATATTGCGGTAGGAGATAGTACTTTAACAGCAGTTACAACTGGAAGCAGTAATGTTGCAATTTGTAATTATGCTCTATATCGTGCGAAAACGGCAAATTTTAATATAGCAATCGGTCAACTTGCATTAACGCAAAATCAAGACGGAAGTGGCAATGTAGCAATAGGACAACAGGCTTTAAATACACTAAAAACAGGAATAAACAATACAGCTATTGGCAGTGGTGCTTTGTCAGGTTCTGTTGACCGTAATAATGCGACTGGCATAGGTGCAAATACAGATGTTACAGGTGATAGTCAAGTACAAATAGGAAGTAATGGCGTAACAGTATACACACACACTGCAATACAAACCCGTTCTGATTCACGTGACAAAATAGACATACAAGATACGCTGTTAGGGCTAGAATTTATTAAAAAGTTGATACCAAGACAATTTAGAATGAACAGCCGTGAAGCATATTTTGAAATAGGACAACAAAGAGATTTTTCAGCTACAAACGATGGTAGCAAGGCAGGTAAGCGATTCCATCAAGGTTTTGTAGCACAAGAGGTCAAAGAAATGATAGATGAGCTAGGCGTTGATTTTGCAGGGTATCAAGACCACAAAATAAACGGTGGTGAAGATGTACTTTCATTAGGCTATACGGAATTTATTGCGCCTATTGTAAAAGCAATACAGGAACAACAGCAAATGATAGAGTTACAACAGCAAAAAATAAATGAACTGGAACAAAAAATCAATATGGGGGTGTAATACATGGCAGAAAGGAAATATTTTGCAATACTAACAGATATTGGACAACAGAAAGTTGCAGCGTTTGCCTCTGGGGGTGAAAAGGTAAATATTACCGCATTTGTGGTAGGTGACGCGAACGGCGAATATTATACCCCCACAACAGACATGACAGCAATCAAAAATGAAGTATGGCGGGGTGTTGTATCAAATACAGATGTCGTAAAAGACGCACAAAATGTAATAAGAGTAAGCAATGTAATACCTGCTGATGTAAATGGTTTTATTGTAAGAGAAATGGGCTTGTATGATGAAAGCGGGCAGCTTATCGCCATAGGAAATGCGCCCCCTATGCCTAAAGTGATGTTGGAAGAGGGCGTATCAACAGAATTAGATTTGTCTATGAGGTTTGCTGTTAAAAATACAGAAGCGCTTACATTTGTTACAGACCCCCACACTGTCATTATGACAAAAGATATGCTTGATACGCATAATGTGGACAATAATGCACATAAAGAATTGCTTGATAAAAAGGTTGATGAAAATACATTTACAACAGAATTGGCGAAAAAGGTAGACGAGACAAAACTCACAACAGAACTAGCAAAAAAAGTAGATGAAACAAAACTCACAACAGAACTGGCAAAAAAAGCAAACACTAGTCATAGCCATAGTGTGAGTGATATTACAAGTACAATGACGATTGCGAAAGGTGGAACGGGTGCAACATCTGCAAGTACAGCATTGTCAAATTTGGGAGGTTTTCCAAGTGCAGGCGGTACAATAACAGGAAATACCACGATACAAGGAAATTTAACATTAAAAGGTTCTGGTAACTATGGCAATAAAATCAATTTTGGCGATGGAGATTATGTACATATCAGCGAGCCTACAGATGATAATATGGAGATTAAAGCAAGTAATGTAAATTTTGTTGTGAGTGGTAATATTACACAAAATGGTAATAAAATAGGTGGAGGTGCAACAAGAGAACAAATAGAATCAGCATTAGCAGGAAATGGTGCAGGTAATAGCAATGTTGCTTTAGGAGTAAATGCATTGGTAAATAATACTACTGGTAATTATAATATGGCAATTGGACGCAATGCTTTACGCTATAATACTACAGGAGAAAACAATATAGCAATGGGAGGTTTCACTTTATTTAATAATACTACAGGAGATAGGAATACAGCAATAGGGGAATCTGCTTTATATTCTAATAAAATAGGAAGTTTTAATACAGCAGTAGGGTTTTCATCATTAGCAGGTAATATTGATAAGGATAATACAGGAAAATGTAATACAGCTATAGGTAGTTATAGTTTAGAGAATATTACTTTTGGTAATTGTAATGTAGGGATAGGTTTTGGTGCCTTAATGCATATAGAAGAAAGTGAAAATAATACAGCAATAGGATTTTTATCATTAAGTCAAGCTGGTTCTGAAAGTGCTAATAATGTGGCTATTGGGGCAAAGGCTATGGGTAACAAATTTAATTTTACTAATAATACTTTTGTAGGAAGTGTATATAGTGGAATAACAAATAATACAGCAGTAGGAATACAAGCATTAGGCAATATTACAAGTAATGCTAATACAAATACAGCAATAGGATATTTTGCATTGGGTAATTTAACGACTTATTATAATTGTACTGGTTTAGGTAATAATTCTCAAGTTACTGGTAACAATCAAGTACAACTCGGCGATACTAGTGCAACAGTATATGCACAAAAGGCACTTGTTACCCGTTCTGACGCAAGAGATAAGATAGACATTGAAGACAGTCCCCTTGGCTTAAATTTCATATTAAAATTACGCCCTCGCAAATACCGCATGAATAGCCGTGAAACCTATTTTGAACAAGGAAAAGAAAGAGATTTTTCAGCTGTAAACGATGGTAGCAAGGCAGGCAAACGCCCACATTATGGGCTT